CTTTATAGGTTTCACTCAAACCCTTTAAAAATTGATAGGTAGGGCTTCGTGTAATAAGACTTTTGCCAATCCGACCAAGGCCCGTAAAAATATTAGTTCTTTGCTTTCTTCCGTCACGCTGTTTAAACGGCTGAACCATTTGACGATTACCCAATACACGGGGATCAGACTTTGGCAGAGGTTTAGATTTTAGCTTGTTTGACGCTGACGCTAATAGTGTTCTTGATGGAGGGGCCGCATTCGTTGAGCCTTTTGGTAGTGAGCTATTTGAACCGCGCCCTACAACATAATCCACATCATCTGTGGATGGGCTACTTCTACGGTGCATGGCTTTTGCTGCGTCCGTCATTCCGCCATCGCTCTTACTGCTGTCTGCACCCATACACATTACGATTTATTCCTTTTGCTAATGGCAGCAGCCTTTGACCGTGCATCAGATTTTGACGATGCCCCCCATGCCTTTAAGCTGAGAAGAAGACGGGTGGGCTTGCCTTTTGAGTCACGCTCTGGCCCAGAGTTGCCAGCCATCCTAGCCAAAAAGGAAGCGCGGCGAGGGTTGTCCCCGCTCTTAACAGGAGCCTTTAGCTTAGATCCAGTGGTCTTGTTAATGTGCCTGCGACCAGCAGCATTAAGTCCACCGCTAGGGTTTTGATGCGCTTTTACTACCATATCCACTACTCGTTAAGGCAGCTTTCACTGCGGTCATGTCCTCACGGGGAGGGGCCTTCTCTGGGTCTTTAGTAAATCTACTCACATCAATGGCTTTCCGAAATTCTTAGCAGCAGCCCTACGCATAGCGGCCTTGCCAATCTCGTAAACTCCACCACCACCACCGCCACGAGACAGCAAGGTCTTAGACTTTTTAGTATTTGATTTAGCAAGCTTACGCTTGAGAGCTTTGATTTCAGCTTGTTTTTTTCTCACACGTTCTTCAGAGCGTTTAATTTCTGCGTCACTTGTTGCATGTTGTACGGGATGATCTTCTGGATTCAGTTCCTGAAGAAGCTCTTCTCGGTCAATACCATCATTTAGCCTTTGTATTCTTCCCCTTAGATTCGCTGAAGAAGTGCCGCCTTTAATCCTAGCCATAGTGATCTCCGCTTCTCGTTTAACTGCACCCTAGCTAACTATAAAATAATTATCAACCGCACAGAACAGCAAACCTTTTTGGAGAATAATGTCTGTGGGAGACCATGTCACAGTTACTAGGCCGTAGTTTTCCCCCCTACCCCCCTGCTACACCGCTTTCGGGAGGAACCCACTTTTCCGAGCGAAGAGAGGCTTGGGTCAGGATGACCTAGAGAGTGGCTAGCTTGCTAGACAATTCTTAAGCTATCCTAGATCTATCGACACCTTTATATCACCAGCTACCTGCACCTGTGATCTGTCTATGGGCTTATAGCCTGCCCTATCCAGCAGATCCTTACTCGCCTCTAGCTGGACGTACTCACTCTTAGCACCTCCCGCTAGCCTACGAACGGTACTAGCAGCCAGCGTAGCACTAAGACTGAACTCTTCATTCATCCTTCTCATCATGTACTGCTGCACATGCGCTAGCTTTAAAGCCTTGCTTGCAGTCACTCTTCCAGACTCGCCGTCAGCATATCCAGCCAAACTCGCTGCCTGTTTAATCGTACACCCGTTTGCTACGAGAGTGTCTACTAGTGCTGTCTGTTTGTCAGTCAGCTTCTTGGTAATCTGATTCATCCAATACTATCCATATATCCCATTGCTTGCCCCCCTCTACCCCTCTCCCCCCAATAAGCCCTATTCTTAAAGTGCGTGTCAATCCCTGACGTTGCGTCACTACCCTAATTAGGTATCATCATACCTCTCTTGACTATTGACAGGCATTCACCTCATCCGCAGCCGCGTCAGAGGTTCCGCCTTCATCCTGTCATATACTTACATACTGTAACCACCCTATAACAATGACTGCCTACTTAACCTTCACCAATGTCGATATCTGCCATTGACGTCGTTCTCCTGTCACTCTGCCAACCAACTTGATTGGCCCTGCATGACAGGCTCCAGATAAAGTTCGCAAGGTACGCTTCGCTTTGCTCCTTGCGAACTTCAAGCGCCCTTGGCGTCTCTGGGCCTGCCTCTGGGTCTGCATCAAGAGGGTTGGCCTCTTGACTAATAGGAGAACTAGGAAATGGCTAAAAAGATATCAACATTGGCGCAGCTTAAGTTTGAAGTAATTAACTTTCATACTACTGACAAGCCAAGCGCTGACGGGCCAATCGTCAACGATAAATTCCTCATCGGCTTGGGTCGGGACGCTTGCTACACATCCAACAACAGCCTCACCTTCAAGAAGAAGCAGCTTGCTGACTCACTTGCAGAGTACGACATCGCAGTCGAGGAGGCTAACAGCTACGCTATGGAGCGCACTGAACGTTGGATCAACACACTAATGCCAGAGCTTGACGAGCTTCAAACTCGCCACGATGCAGACTGTGAGGTCTTTGCTGCACTGACAGGCGGTGAGGTATGGCAGGCTAAGCGCACCGCTTCAACTAAGCCAGCTAAACCAGCTAACTTCTCAGACCTTAGAACGAGGGTGGCGTAAGCCCCCTCTACCTTCTCATTAAGGAGTAACCTATGACTGAAGATCATGTAATCCTCATCGCATACATTGTTATATGTATCGCCGCTTCCTTTGGTTTCATCTACGGGATCATCGGCTAGTGACGCTACGTCATAGTGCAGCTTGCAGCTTAGAACTTTATCTAAGGATGCAAGTTGTGCTATAAGAAGGCGTGGGATTATGTGACTATCGCGTAATTAGGTTGGCACCAACACATACCAAATGAATAACTTAAAAAGCAAATTGTCTAGGAGGACAGTGAATGAAGAACGTAGCTAATACTATTAAGCACGATCAAGGGCAGTCTAAACGTAAAGACACCACTGATATGGAGCCTACCAATAGGGCTGCTCGTCGTGCAATCGCAAGCAACTATCAACCTAAAAACAAGACGGTCAATAACCGAGTATTTAAAATCAATAACAAACCATTTCAGGAGTGAACAATGCCATTAGATTTCTTACCACATAATAACTTTAGCTTCCCCGTGGAGAAGCAACCTGTGTTTACAGAACGCGGCGATGAGATCAAAGATCATCACTGTGTTGTACGCACCGACACCAATGAGACATTGGGCATGCACGGTGGACGGTACAAGATCATACCGCATGATGATGTGGTCAACTCTATACTAGATGGAGTCGCGTCGTCTAACTTGTCTACTGACTACGAGGTAAACGTAGATGTAATAGATAACGGGCGTAAGATACGCGGAGAGATAACCTTTGGTGATATCGTACAGCAACCAGCGGTAGGTGACATCATTAAGTATCGTATCAGTTTCTTTAATAGTTACGATGGATCATGGGCATTTTCCCAGCAAGCAAACGCCCTTAGATTGTGGTGTCTCAACGGTTGCACCACACCAGATCCTATTGCTCGGTCACGCTTCAAGCATACAGCATCAGTCGATGTGCTAGGCAGTGCAGCTAAGGTAATCTCTGGCGCTGACCACTTCATGAATCGTTCTGAAGAATGGCAGTCATGGATGAAGTCACAGCTTAACGATGACCAAGCTGAGAACTTCTTTCGTAGCACCTTATGTAAGGTTGTTACCCAGCAGAAGCTGGTCGAGAAGACCAACGAAAAGCAATTGGAAAACCTACTCAATGGCTGGCAAGATGAAGCCAAGCTGTTGGGCCGTAACAAGTGGGCCTTATACAATTGCCTTACATCATGGGCCACACACACCAATGATCTTAGCTCACCCCAAGTAGCACGTTACAATCGTGAAGCTGCGATCAGCAATGCAATGCGCCATAACTTATGGACATCAATGAATGAAGGAAGAGTAATATGATTACAATTAAACCCCGTATATTTAAGGACATTCCTGTCCCGCCTCGTCATGAAACTGACAAGCGGAGCCATGGTAAATGGGTTACTATGCTTCGAGCTATGGATATAGGCGACTGCGTTTTCCTTACAAAGAACGAATGTATATCTGTCTACGCAACCGCTGCTCGTCATAAGATTAAGCTAGTTAAAAAGCTTGATGAAAGTGATTACGAACACGGAGATGACAATGTGTTTATGGTATGGAGGGTAGCACATGAGAATGACTAAGCAGCACTATGAATTTATTGCTGATGTTATGGGGCCACTAGTACCGTGGCCCACTAACTTACATTCAATAGCTGACAAGCTTGAGTCAACCAACCCCAAGTTTGACAGGGACAAGTTCATTCGTCGTGGCACTGACGCATGGGAAAAGAACTACATACCACCAACAGTAGAGGAGGAATACAACAGTGATTAAGTTACAGAACTCTCATCTAATGAATCGCATGATGATTACATGTGATGTCTGTAAAGGATTTGGTAAGCTAGAACTACCTTTAGCTGCTGACAATTTCAGAGAGGACGACTGTGATATGTGCGATGGCAAAGGTAAATTATCAACGGCGAAATTTACTACGAGGAGGACATACAATGAACGACCGTCAAAAACTGAATTGGATTAGCTTTGCAATCCAAGAGGCAATCAACGGAAACAAAGGCGAGTTAATGCAAGCGTTGAACTTAGTGGAGGAGCTAAGAGACCCTCCGCCAGAAGAATGGATGATTACCACTCCGCACCAAGCCAAGCTTGACAACGATGAGTGATCCACTGCATTAGTGCAGCATGAAATCGTATCTTAAGTTTATAACAGAGCAAGCAGATGAGGTTAACATCCCTCTGCTTGCTGCCTTTAAAGAGGCCAAGATCCAAACGTCCACTTACTATCGTGCGATCAACGGTGACACCGAGATACGATATGAGACTGCGTTAAGGGTACACCATGCCATTAAAGGGTTACACTTACTACAACAGGCCCGTGAATATACCAAGAGATTACGAGCCGATGGTAAGCATGTTGATAAACGCAAGGTTAAAGCAAAGCTTAAGCCAAGAAAGATTAGCTCATAAGATGGGCTGTACAACTTCACTTATCCATAAGTGGGAAACCCACAAAAGGATACCATCAGGATTTATGTTGATATGCTGGTTAGATGCATTAGGTTATGACATCACGGTCACGAAAAGGTAGAGCGTGTATATGCATAGCTTGCCAAGAAAAGTCTCACTACTATGTAGCCCTACTTAAAAACCACGGCGGGACTACATCTAAACATTGGTTTGTTTGCCTACACTGCTACGAGAACGACAGGTGGCAAGAGGCAGTATCAAAAGTCAAGCCACCTACAAAGCCATCACCAATCAAACGAATAAGAAAACCTAGCGTCAAGCTACAAGCTGGCGCGTGGGAAAACAGCATCAAGAAAGCAGTAAAGCCTACGCTTGATTGGTAAGTTAATAGGCATTTAGTTACCGATAAAAAACTAATTATGTAACCTAGACAGGAGAATGACATGCTTATCTATGGTGTAGATCCAGGATTTACTGGTGCAGTTAGCTTATACTGGACAGATACGGGTAAGCTTGAGTGCTACGACATGCCAACATTCAAGAATCCTAAAGGTAAAACTTTAATTAACTTACATGAGCTACTGAGGATACTAAGCAACGAAGCAGATGAGTCATGCTTGGCAGTAGTCGAACGCGTAAGTGC